CACGAATCCAATAAAGCAAATAGAAGAAATCTCCAATAGTCAATTCTTCAACCGGAAATTTTTCTTCTAAAACATTCTGAACTAACCGTTTTAATATATTATAAAAATTGCCACGACTAAATTTATCAATTAATTTCTCTTCAGCTGTCAGCCATGGTCTTACATGTACTTTACCATTCTTGATTTCTTTACTCTTATACAATATACCTCTAGATGGAAGCTCTATCTCTTCAGAACCTTGATTTAAAAAACTTAAATCTAATTCTTTTTTAGGCAATCGTATCATCTCCTCTAATTAGAAATAAATCAACATCATTCAATAACATCAATATTAGACCATCTTTATCTAGATCATATAGTTCATTAAATATCACAGTTTTAATTCCGGCAGCAATGAGCATCTTTGAACAGTTAACACAAGGTGATATAGTAGTATATACTATACTATCTTTAGTGGATATTCCTTCTCTAGCTGCTATAGCTAACATATTGACTTCAGCATGAAGTTCATTTAGATTAGACCATATATGATGTTTTTCTCTATTAAAATTATCAGATGTAAAAACTTCATCACAATTAATATAACCAGGACATGTCCCATTAATACCAGTTGATATTATTCTGTTATTTTTTACTAGAATAGCTCCAACTTTATGAGAAACACAATGACTATTATCACCCATAATCTTAGCAATTTGTAAAAAAGTACGATGCCATTTTAAATCTTTATCTGCAAAACCTGCATATTCAGTTAACTTAACATCTCTTATATTATCAGTTATAAATGGTTCAAGTTTAAGAACCTTTGACATCTTTACCTAATATTCCTTTCATCGTATTAATATCTGGTACGACAATATTATTCTCATGTTCTCTAATAGCTTTTATAATATCATCATTTGTTACATGACCAATGACATCAAAATTATTTAGATTAATCCAGTGTTCATTAGATGAATTATCTGTATTAATTAAACTCTTATCTCTTTTATTAGAAATAATGAAAAATCCAGGAGCTAAACCATAACCCATTGATCCACCTTGTTGCATTATTTTGTAGATAGTGTATACTTTATCAGATTTAACAATATTATTTTTGCAATCATATTCTTTAACTTCTACCAAATGTTCATTCTGCATTGCTGTTTCATCTTTAACTAAAAAGATTAAATCTCCAGACTTAATATTCAATAATATCAGACACTCCTTCCTATTGTTCTGTAATAGGTTCTAAAACAAAGACTAAATCCTTCTCATCAGTAATTACATCGACTATCTTACACCAATCGCCTGTCGCTACTTTAGTTTTATAACCAATCTTAGGACGCTTATTAAATCGTATAGGCATCGGATAGACTTTCTTTATATTTTTAAATTTATCACCATCTTTTATTCTGAAAATAACTTTCTGAGCTTCATATGTAGTTGAGTCTTCTGTAAAATTTTGTTTAATTTTTTTCTTCCTTATACGCTTTTCTTTTACTTCAGTTTTTGTTTTTTTGGATTCATTAGTCTTCTTTCTAACATTGCTCTTCTTAATAATTTCTTGTATATTTGATTTTTTTGCCACTTATATAACCTCCTTTAACCTATCAATCAGACATGTCTATTCTATGCATGATAATTATATAATATTCTAACAACATTGTACATAATTATTTTTTAACGATTTTTTTGTTTTCCTTTTTTCATTTGATTTGTGATATCAGATATAAGTGGGGCGGACCATTCTTTTACCAAAGCTCGAGAAAAATCTACATACATTTTCCATGTTTCTCCAGAAATTCCATCTCTATTTTTAAACACATAAATAGTAGAAGTGTGGTGGAGACTACTATCAACTTGGGTGGAATTTATTGTCACTCCGGCGTCGATTATCCGGGAAATCCCGTAAGACTCGGCGATATTAGCCTCGGTCAATATTTTCCCTGCTTCCAATCTTTCCAAAGAGTCACGGTTTAACTGAGTTGCTGTGACTATGGGTACTTTAAACTCAATACCTAGATTTCTAACTTGATTATAAATGGCGTCTAACTCAAAACGTCTATCGTTATAATGATGTGTAGAACGCATAATATCAGCATAATCAATTATAATAATATCAGGAACAAAATCCTTAACCATTTCAAGTCTTTTTATAAATGTTGCGATGTCATTGGCGGTAACTGTATCTGATGGATAACGTTTAATTATTAATCTACCTATATGATTACTTAAAACTTCTTTAAGCCTTTCAATGGCTATTTTAGAATTTAGTTCGTCTTTAGTTAACCCTAATAACCTCATATCATAACGCTGTGCAGTAATTTCTTGAGACATCTCTAATGTAATATGTAATACATTCTTCTTTTGTAATAAGACATTAGCACCTACATTTACCAAGTACATCGATTTTCCACTGTGTGCTGGTCCAGTAAAAGTAAAGACTTCACCAATACCAAATCCACCAAATACTTGATCAAATTTTGTCCATCCAGTAGATATCCTAGGAATTTCTTGCTTGTCTTTTCTACGCTGCCATCTATTTAATATCTCTTCATCGTTGTATGCATCTATTCCAAAGTCATCTAATGAAGCACCTATTGTCAAAGCTTTTTCTATTCTTTCTTTGACATTTGGATGTTTTTTTGGATCACCCAAATCATCGATCGACTCATATATAGCTCTTTTTAAAGCTTGACAACTAATAAAATTTCTTATACTGTCTTCAATATATTCTATAGTTGAAGTAGATATTCTTTTATGATTATATATTTCTTCTAGTGTCTCGTTAAGTGTCTCAGAATGATATCGAGTAGACAGTAAGTCACTTAGCGCTTCTTTTGTAGGCATGCCACGATATTCTTCGTAAAAGTCTTGGATTCCTTTAAATATTTCGGCATATTCTGCAATATCAAAACTACGGTAATCAGTTAGTATACCCAATCTTTCAAAAATCTTTGGTTCTTGAATCATAGCTGCTATGATTTGTTTTTGAAATTCTGGAGAAAATGAAAAAGTGTCTGGGTTCCAACCACTTATGTTAGCCATAGCACCACCTTTTTCTACTTAAACATACTAGTTAATCTTTCAACTGTAATTTCCGACTCGTCTAATTGTTTAATGCATTTAACAAATTCATCTTCGAATTCACCTTTAAATATGTCGACTATATCATGATACGATATATTGGGGTTTAACTTCTTAAGTTTGAATAAACTGTTGACATTAGATTGAAGGGATGGAGTAAGTCTGTAGAAATCATCTGATTTTTTACAGCAGAGGTGTTTATTTAATTCTTCTTGTAATTTTTCTCGTTCTTTATAAGTGTAATAGAGTGGAGCTATTTTTAAAGAAAATATGATATTACTTAACGGCATTAGTTGATCAGGTTTATTAATACGTAATGCTATGTCTCTCCAGTTTCTGAACATAACATTAAGATAGTCAGATATATCTATATTATTCATTTCTCTTGTGAATTTAAGGATTTGTCGCCATATCGGTTTAGAGTTAATATATTCATTAATTGAAATATATTTTTTAGGAATTTTAGATATATCAGTTTTAGGCACCGGTATTCTTCCTTTAAAATTTTTAGTATACATATACAACATGTTGTTGTATGTTTCTGCTACTTTATTAATTAAAAATAAGTTTATTTTATCAGTATTTAGTTTATTATTTAATAATACAGCTTTATTCATCATATTCATATCTTTTTATAATTAAATATTTTATAAAATTAGTCAGATCATCGACATTATAATAACGGGCTAAATTGTCTTTTTTTAATTTGGATTTAACTGTTCGGCGAATATATCCTATAGCTCGATTAGACCATTGTCCATCATAAGTAATATCGTTTTCATTTTTATATATATAATTTTCATACTTTTTCTCTGTATACAATATAATATTATTTATAAATTCATATAAATTATTGATCAACACGCTATAAAACATTTCATCAGATATTAGAACTTTGTTGTAATTGAATTCAAACTCCACATATGGTGAAGCTTTAATATCCTCAACTAACTTATTTACCGCACTATCATTGTCAACAAAATAAAAAATAACATCTTTAAGATCATATAAATATTTATGAATTATATTAACAGTATCATCTACTTTAAGTCTAACATTTTTACATTGAGGATATATCCTTAAATTATAGTCTAAATCATATGAATCATCGACATATGTATTAACAGACTTTATTCCAA